CAACGCGAGCACGATCATCTACGTGAGCGGCAGCGGTGGGACGGCGGGGCAGACGATGGCGACGGCGGGAAGTTGTCCTGGATCTTGCACGGTGTCGCCGACTGCCGGGCAACTCATTTTAGGATACTCGCCCGATTTCGGTGCGTCATGGAAAGGAAAGGAAATCTGGGGCCCCGTCGGGGTCTGGAATCGCGCGCTGGGAGCGACGGAAGTGGCGGCAATGTATGGGTATCTCAAACGGATCATGGCACAGCGCGGGGTGACGCTGCAGTGAAAATAATTGCATTATCTCTATTACTAGTTGGCTGCGCTCATCGGGTTCCCTCTATCACCAACGAAGCTGCATGGAGAATTCAGATGGTAAAATTCCGCGTGGATGTGGCGGAATCGAACCTCCGCGAATGTATCTCTCGTCATGGGGAGTGTGCGGAGGAGTATGGACGGTATGTAAAGGCGATTGAGTTTGCACGATAAAATGTTAATCTACTCCATACCTCTACCTTAAAGGACTCCTTTATGTCTCAAGAATCCAAACTCGTTTCCATCGCTATGGCTGAGGATACTCAAGACCTCCTCAATCATATAAGTTGGACAGATGTAATTAAACCCCGACTCCTTCTCCTTTCTGAAGGATATTCCAAACAATTGGTTAACCATCTTCTCGGACAACCCTTACCCCTAAACCTCTCCAAAGAACAACTTGCAGGAAAGATTTATGGTATTCAACAAATAATCTACACCTTTGAGCAAGTTCTTACTCAAGGGAAGAAAGCCTTAGAGGATCTCTCCTCCTTAGGTATCTCACTCTAAAAAGGAAATAAAATTTTATGGATGATCCAAATACCCCTCTCTCCCCATCCACATCTGTGGACTCTACGGAACCTGAAACTGCTGAACAAAAATATGCACGACTTTATGAGGCTCCTCCGCCTCCACCTCCGGTGGTACAAACTCCACCCCCGCCCGACCCCCTAACCTCGGAACTTCTTGAAACTGTCCGAGCGTTGAAAAGTGAAATTGGAGGACTGAAACAAGCCTACCAAACCCCATCCTCCCCCAAAGGTGATGTCCCTCCTCCCACTCAGTGGTTTGACTACCTCCGTCAAGGGGAGTGGGAGAAGGCAGAAACCGATCTTATCAACCGAGTAAAAGGAAAAGTCCTCGTAGAAGCTCAAGCCAATGCCCTCCGCGAGGCACAAGAATCTATGTCAGTTCAGTTGGAAGTAGACCGTTACCTTACAGGGCTCCGCTCATCCAACCCAGATATCGTTCCCATGGAGGGATACCTACAAGCACCAGTACAGAACCGAATCGAACGTCTAAAACAAGAGGGGAAAATCTCCTCTAACCAAGATTTCGTTCGGGAGTATAAGGCGATTGTAGAAGATGAGGTACAGAAATTGCGAAAAATTACTGGCACATACCGCGCTGCTGGAACCAATGAGGCAAGAGTGAGGCAACAAGAAGTTCAATCCTCCACTCCCCTCGCCCCACAACAGGTGTCATCCCTCCAGGAAGGATCACCTCAACCTGCTCAACCTGACGTAAGTACTGAGAATTATTTCACTCGTAGGAAAGCAGTTGAAGCGATTCGGAAAGGAATGGGTCCCACTAGTTGGGGATAAAGAGGGATAAACTAATTGTCCCTTTTTTTTAGGAGATAAAATATATGGCAGGAATGCAATATTCCACCTCTAGTTTGGGTGGATACCTTTCGCAGCCGTATCTTACGCAGCGTTTGCGGGCTGTAGCGCAGCCCCAATTCCGGTTTCGCCAGTTCACTGATGTGAAGGAAGCGATTGGGAAGAATCGTGGAGATACTTGGCTTTTTGATAAACGGGGTAATGTATCCACTCAGGGTACTATCCTAGCAGAAACGAATACCATCCCGCAGACTAATTTTGTTGTGGGACAGGGTACGGGTCAGATCGTGGAGTATGCGAACTCTGTTCCCTATACTGGTAAGTTGGAAGCCTTGGGGCAGATCATGATCGAACCCGCTGTGGAGCAATCCCTCCGGGATGATATGGTCAAGACGTTGGAGAGTGCTTGTGGTAATCAGTTTGTTGCCACGGACTTTGTAGCGGTTTGTAGCTCGGGATCCAATGTGGTATTCACTACCAACTCTGTCGCTACGGCTTCGGCCTCTGCTGACCTCACGGGGTATAATGTGAGGGGTATTGTGGACTTTATGAAGAAGAAACTCATTCCGAAGTTTGATGGGTCTTCTTATATTTGTATTGCCTCCACTGCCGCCCTAAGTGGGATGTTTGGTGATACTGCTGCGGGTGGTTGGGTGGATGTTTCCAAGTACACTGTGGAGTATGCTAAGAACATCTTCAATGGTGAGATTGGGAAATACTATAACACTCGTTTTGTAGAGGAAACTGGTTACCTCTCCAACTCCATTGGTAATGGATCCACGCATGGTCAGGCTGTGTTTTTTGGTGCTGATAATGTGTATGAGGCGGTGGCTATCCCTGAGGAAATCCGTGTCAAGGTGTCCCTTGATTATGGAAGAGATCAGGGATTGGCATGGTACTTCCTTGGTGGGTTTAAGATGGTTTGGAACTATGGCCAGACTCCCGCAGAACAGCATATCGTTTATGTAACGAGTGCCTAAGATGGGATGGGAAGGGGTCCATCCCCTTCCCTCCTTTTAAGGAGAAATTTAAATATGGCATATGTAGATCCGACTTTTAATATCCATTTCCAAGAGACGGTGGTTGGGGGTGGTCCTCATGCCCCTGTCCTCTTGGGAACTATCACGGCTTCCGCTACTCAAACCTACATCCAATCCAATACTGGAACGGTGAGTAATGGGTGCTTCCTTCTCCCTCGCTTCCTTCGTCCCACAGCTATTTCCAGTATCCAGGTGTATGCTTTGGGGGCGGCTACGGCCTCTGGTATCTCAGGGGTGGCAATGTACTTCACTACCCTGAACTCCACGAATACCGCGACCTTCACGGATTCCTATGGAACTCGTACGGTGGTGGGGGTTAACCCTCCCTTTGGTACGGTAAACATTGGTACCTCTACAATTGGCCAGATGTTTATGGGGACGGTATCCCCTGTAGCCATCTCCTCGACTGGTGTTACTACTTCTCCTGCTTGGCTGACTGGTACCAACGTCACCCCGGTGATGGTTGTGTGTGCCACGGGAACTGCATCTGGCTCCTCCTTGGGGAGTTATGCAGTGGACTTTGAATACAATAACCTCTTTGTAAGTTAAAGGGGGTATGGTATAATGGATAAAGGGGATTGAGAGTTTATCCCTCTTAGTTCCTTTTACCCTTTTTTAAGGGAGGGGTATCCAATCCCCTCCTATCTCTCTAAATGGAGAATCCTCAATTATGTCTCTCGTGAAAAGAAAGAAGAAAATCATTTCCCCTGAGGGGGATCAAATGGAGGTGGAGGGGAATTCTTCCACTCCTTGGGAAAATTTATATGAGGGAGGGATTATTCCCATCCGTCTCACATGTCAGGATTATCAACCCATCCATCGTGCAGATATGAGTTGTCATACAAATCTCCAAATTAAAGGGGAGTCCATCACCTCCCATATGTCTCCAGAACATGGGAGTGGTGGGGGGTTCCTTTTTCAACTCCGAAACCGCCCTGGGCAGAAGAGTGAACTTTGGAAGGAGATCTCTGATGCAGGGGTGGAGTTGCATGATTTTAGATGTGATGTTTGTGATGAGCAAATTCCCCTCGTACCTCGCCGAATCATTCGACATATTGCCGCACATGCGGGGAAGTTCCGCTCTGCGAGGGCGGGAGGGGGATTTTGGATGACCCTTAAATTTGACACTCCCGACCAGGATGATGAATACCAGGATGACTAAAAGGGACTGAGATGGAGGATTAATCCCAGATGAAGGAATTTCTTTATAGAAGTGTGGTCTACTTACGAGGGAAGGGAGCATCCTTTGGGGGTTCCCTCCTTCCACTCCAAATGATGGCTGAGGGGGTGTACTCCCTTCAAGTGGATACCATCCGTACCCAAACAACCCAAATGATGGATAAGGATCTCTCCATATTTAAAGATGGAAGTTTGGATCATCTTTATGTGGGACCAAGAGTGGAATCCCTCCAAAATGTAAAAGAATTTATACATGAGGGAATCCGTAAACTTAAACTTGGGGGATCCCTAATCCTCCACACAAAGGTGGGAAACCACTCCCCAGGAGTAAGTGAGTTATATCCCTCTATGTTGGAGGGATGGATTGGGGAGGGGGGAAAGTTTCAAAAGAAAGGGGAATGGGAGAAGGATGGACAATCTCTCCTAATCTACAAGAGGATTGAAGGGAGAAAGGGAGTTCTCCCAGTGAAGAATAAATCTTCCTACCCTAGGGTATGTGTGGTTAGGTATGGTGCGATTGGGGATGGGATTATCCTCACTCCTCTCCTCCGTAAACTTAAGGAGGATGGCTATCATGTAACCCTAAATATCAATCCTTATTGCTCCCCAGTGTTTGAAGGGAATCCACATATTGATAACCTCCTTATCCAAGAGAAGGATGCCATTCCTAATTTTGAACTTGGGGATTATTGGAAACTTTGGGAAGGGGAGTATGATAGGTACATAAATCTCTCCGAAAGTTTGGAGGGGGATCTCCTTATAGTGGAGGGGAGGAAGGAATTCTTCACCCATAAGGATTGGAGACACCAAAGATGTAATAAGAATTACTATGACTACACCTTCCTTCGGGCGGGGTATGGTGAGGAAACGTATGGGAAGAATGGGGAACTTTTCTTCACCTCCTCCGAGGAGAGGAAGATGAAGGAGTTCTTTCTCCCTTTAAAGGGGACATTTAATATCCTTTGGGCATTGAATGGATCCTCCCATCATAAGGTTTATCCTATGATGGAGGGAGTTTTGGTGGAGCTATTTAAAAGGTATCCCCTTATTCGTTGTATCACGGTAGGGGATTATATGGCAAAACTCCTTGAGTTTGAGCATC